GGAGTGGAAGCCAGATGAATTCACCGACACAGGAAAACCGAAGGTCGATGAAACCGTTTTGTCGAAGATTCCTGGAGCTGAGGATTTTGTTTCACACCTCACACTCCAAAAGCGATTGGGTCAACTCAGCACGGGCAACAATGCTTGGTTGAAACTAGTGGAACGTGACAACAGGATTCACGGCAGTGTGATTACTGTTGGCTGTGCCACCGCTCGCTGTAGCCACGTCAACCCCAATATGGCCCAGGTTCCTGCTGTCAGGTCAGCCCTGGGACCGGAGTGCCGAGCGCTGTTTGGACCTGGCTCCCTTGGAAGGGGGAGAAGCACCAAGCAGGTTGGCGTGGACCTCAGTGGAATTGAAGCGCGATGTTTAGCGCACTACCTCTGGCCGTTCGATGACGGCAAGTTTGCAGATGAGGTGCTCAACGGTGACATCCACACAGCCAATCAAAAGGCTGCTGGGTTAGCCACCAGAGACCAAGCCAAGACGTTCTTTTACGCCTTGATGTACGGTGCAGGACCGGAAAAGCTTGGTTTGATTACGGGTCAGGACGGAGCAGCGCTAAAGCGTAAATACTTCCGCAATATGCCTGCTCTGGCTTCTCTTACCAAAAGGGTTATTGCAAAGGCAGAAGATGAAGGATTTATAAAGGCTTTGGACGGTAGACAGATAAAGATCCGGTCTTCACATAGCGCTTTGAACTTCCTTTTACAGAGTGCTGGTGCCATCATTAGCAAGCTTTGGTACAACGTCTGCTACGACCAGTTGGTTGAGGCAGGGTTTACCTATGGCAAGGAGTTTGCTTTCCTAGTTCATTGCCAAGATGAAATCCAATTCGCAGTCGCAGCAGAACGCGCAGAAGAGCTTGGACTTATTGCAGTCAGGTCTTCTCGCTTGGCAGGAGATGCACTTGGACTCCGTATTGAAATCGGTGCTGAGTTCAAAGTCGGAGACAACTGGGCAGAGTGTCACTAAGACCTGCAAGGTCTGTAAAGAGACGAAAGATATTAGTCAGTTCGGTCGCAACGGTACTTGGTACAGGCCTGATTGCTTGCAATGTAACGCTGCTATGCAACGTCAATACAGCAAGCTACGCAGACAGCAAAAGGATCCAGAGCTAGGTACCCCTTGCGAGTGCTGTGGGAAGACCACTGAGAAGCTGCACTGGGATCATTGCCATGGCAGCCACGAGCACAGAGGCTGGCTTTGCAACAATTGCAACACTGGCATCGGCAAGCTTGGTGACACTCTTGAAGGCGTCCTAAAGGCTGTGGATTACTTGGGAAGGGTCAATAAGCTAGGAGCCCATCTAGGAGGTGACGATGACCTGGCTGCTGCTTGACGCAGATATGCTGCTGTTCCAAGCAGTCGTTTCCGCTGAGGTTGAGATTGAGTGGTGTCCTGACATCATTTCGACTCACCTACCAATCAAAGAAGCTCAGTACATCTTCAATGAGATTCTTGAGGCCAAGTGCAACCAAGCACAATCAGACCGATTCACGCTTTGTTGGACTGCTGATAAGAACTTCCGTAAGGACGTTGAACCCACCTACAAGGCGAACCGTACTCGTTACGACCGTCGCAAACCAGTTGGGTATCTGGCGCTTCGACGTTGGGCTGAACAACAGTTTCCTTCAGAGTGCTGGCACAAGCTGGAAGCGGATGATGTTCTAGGAATTCTTTGCACTCGTCATCCTGACAAAACCATCTTGTGGTCTGGAGATAAGGATCTCAAACAGATCCCTGGTCTCCACCTAGACAATGACGGAAACGTTTACCACATCACTCAAAACCAAGCTGATGTCTATTTTTATCGTCAGGCTCTTACCGGTGATTCCACTGACGGCTATCCTGGTTGCCCTGGGGTGGGACCGAAGACAGCGGAACGTCTTATCCCAGAAGATGGGTTTACAGAAGCCTCCGCATGGCGAACTGTAGTAGCTCAGTACAAGAAGAAAGGGTTTAGCGCTGACTACGCCTTGACCCAAGCACGCCTCGCTCGCATCCTCCGTGAAACCGAGTACACCTTCGATGAAATCCAACTATGGACCCCGACTTCGATCCCATCAGACCAAACCACTACGCCTTCGACGAAGGAGTAATCGAATGTATTGATTACATCGAAAGCCACGCCTTTGATTTTGTTGAAGGCAACGTCATCAAATACGTCACTCGGTACCAACACAAGAACGGTACCGAAGATCTTAAAAAGGCTCGGTGGTATCTCGACCGACTGATCAAACGATCAGAAGAGTGGGACGCCAAGTGGAGCAAACGCCCAAACATTTATCAGGAGGTTATTGACGATGCTGACTTCGAACTCCGAATTAGTTCGGACTTGGATGCAACGAGCGGACCAGTTAACCAATCCTGATGACGAGCAGCGTGAACAGCAACTTGCGTATGTCGAAGAAGAGTTCTACGAACTTATGTACGCATATCGCAATGAGTCTCGTTCACAAATTATTAAGGAAGCCTGCGACCTACTATGGGTCACTTATGGTTTGCTTCTTACCTTGGGTGTGGATCCTGATTCTGCTTTCGATCGGCTCTACACCTCTAACTGGTCAAAGTTTCCTTTCACAAAAGTGGATGGAAAAGTCCAAAAAGGTCCTCATTACCAACCCGTTGACTTTTCAGACCTATGAAACCCTACGATGAAATCCTGTCCAAAATTCCTCAAGCAGCTTGGCAGTATGTCGAAGCTGAATACGAAGAGGATGAAGACGGCAACGGTTCAATCCAATTCTTTTGGGATGACGAAGAGCATCCTGAACTAGCTCCACTGACTGAACTTGATGATGATCAGTGGAACGACTTTGTAATCAATTCCCTTCAACGAGTAATCGACGCATCTGAGACCAATGAAGCTGACCAAGGAGACACTGAACCCAGCGATCGCAATGACGGGGAGGGTGGAGAGCTGGCTGGAGAACCCGACTCGTAGGTATCCAGTCTCTTGTACTGTGTTTGTCGTGGAAGACACGATGGACGAAGACCCTGATGGTCTGGAAGGTTCTTGGCAGTTTGCTAGTAAGGCTCTCCGATACGGTGCAGGGGTGGCTGTTCACCTTTCTAAGCTTCGCTCTAGAGGCACCACGAATAGCCATGGAATGGTCGCTTCAGGCCCTTGTGGGTTCATGGAGATCTACTCCAAGTTCAACGAAATCCTTCGTCGCGGGGGTACCTACAGGAACGGTGCGATTGTTGCTCATCTTGACGCAGATCATCCTGACGTTCTGGAGTTTGTTAATTACGATCGCACTCGTATTCCTTGGATCAAACGTTGCGTTAACGTTGATCCTCAAATCACCGATGACCCGGACAAGCTGAACGCAATCATGAACGCTGCTCGTAAGGGCGACGTTTGGATTGTGAAGAAGCAGTACGACGCCAATGGTGAGCGCATCTACTCCAACGTGTGCCAAGAGATTCTTCTAAAGTCTCGTGACACCTGTTTGCTGAGTCACATCAATCTGGGTATTACTGAGATCAAAGACATTCCTAAAGCCTTCAAAGATGGCATGGAGTTTCTTTGTGAGCTGTACACCCAAACTGGTGTTGATGAATCTGGTATCTACAGCCGCAAAGATAACCAAGTTGGTCTTGGTGTTCTTGGTCTTGCCAACCTGCTCGCCATTGAAGGCGTGACGTATGCAGACTTTGTTGCTGCTCTGCGTCGCAAGAACCTTGGTGTGGGCTCTGCTGATACCAAAGCTGGTGAGATTGCTAGTGCCCTTTATATGGGCTTTGCAGAGGCCTCTAAGGTGGCTGCTGACTACAAGATGTCACGAGCGTTCACAGTGGCTCCTACAGCCTCTTGTGCGTATCGCTATGTGGATCGTGAAGGGTACACCACAGCACCTGAAATCTCTCCGCCTATTAGCCGGGACATAGATCGTGATAGTGCAACTCTTGGTGTGCAAAGTTACAAGTTCAATCCGAAATGTGAGACCGCCGAAAAGGTTGGTTGGGATACATTTTTTGAATTGAATTGTGAGTGGCAGCGCCTAATGGATAACACTGGAATGGCTCATGCAATTTCTATGAATTGGTGGTCTGATATGACAACTATGGACCGTCAATTTATGGCACGATGGTTGAACTCCCCCCTGAAGAGTTTGTATTACTCTCTTCAGGTAATGTCCGACACCCAAGATAAATCCAGCGCCTACGCAGCGATTAGCGACGTAGATGTTGAGAATTATCTTGCCAATTTGTTGGAGGGAGATTCCGCACCAACCTGTGATTGCGCCGAATGAACCCGTACCAGAAACTGCTCTCCCGCAAGCGCACTTGGACTCCCATTCAATCCACAGCTGGCAAACTCAAAGAGGGCTCGGAGGAGGTGATCTTCCGGGCTCTTGCCCTTCGGCACATGGAGCTGCCAGTTGGTGACTTTATTGATGAAGCACTGAAAAATGAAGTACCTAAGGCGTCAGTGGACCTCCTACGATCCAACATCAAAGACGAGGAAAAGCACGACCTTGCGCTCGGTTACATCACCAACGCTTTGGGCGTGGATGAGAAGGCTGAATCCGAGGCCCTCAGGCTTAGGGATGCATGGATTCAACATCCAGATCACACGGTCCTCAAAGCAATGGTGGCCGAGCGTGCGATTTTCTTCGTCCTACTTCCCTTTTTCCGTTTCAACGGTGACGCTGGACTGAGGACGGTATCTGCAGACATCTCTCGTGATGAACAAGTTCACGTTGCTGCTAATAGCCTTGTTTGTCGTGAGCTGGGGCTTAGTGTCTCTCCTTCTCTTGATAAATTGCGTAAGGCAACTATTAATTGGGTAATGCAACCCCTTGGTAGTTCCGACGACAAGTATTTGGATCGTCAGTTTTGGTTGGATCAAAGTGACAGCTTGATGTACGCAGGTAAAGCCGAAGGTCTTATCGAGACTCAACGAGCTCGGATGCCTGCGTTCTTTGAGACTAGTAACTCTGACCTTCCCAGCTACGCTTGATATACGGTTAAAGAATTGTCATGTCCAGACACGACTCCAAGTTTGTAGAACCTAGTTTTTATGTTGACCCACTCGCACTAGAGTTTTCTGGTATTGAGTGCTGCATTACTTGGGGTCAATTTTGGAGTGGTGATTGGTCTGGACAAGAACAAAGAAATCAAAATACAGAAGCTCAGCGTGAACTTGACCGAGCACGAGCTTTGTATGAAGAAGAAACTCGACGTGCCAACGCTGCTATTGCAGAACAACAAGCAGCTCTTGATATTCAATTAAAAGAACAAGCAACTCTTAAAGCTCAACAAGACGCTGCTTTAGCCGAAACTTTAAAGCAAGCTGATATTTCTAAAAAAGTATCAGCAGCAACTCTTGGGCAAGAACGCATTAAATCTTCAATGGAAGTGGTGCAAGCTCAACAACAGTTAAAAGAAGCTGCTACACAAACGACAACAACGAAGCAAGCTGGTCAAACTGTTGGTCAACCGGGCATTTCAAAAACAAGGGTTGGTACTCGTATTGCCATTGGTGGTTATGGTGGTACCGCTCCAGGCAAAATTAATCCAACTGGTTTGAACATATGATTCCGTACATTGATCCAGAAATTATCAAATATTTAGACGAGCTTTATCCAGATAGAGCGCCTGACCTTAGTATGGAAGAGAAACTTATTTGGTTTTCTGCTGGTCAAGTATCAGTTGTTCGTCATCTAAAAGATCAGCACAACCTTCAAGAAGAAACTAAGTACAGTTAACCGGTAGCGCAAATGGCTTTTTGGGTTCCTCTTACAATTGGCCTGACCGCAGCAGCTACTGCGTACTCTGGTTATACAGCTGCTCAAGCCTCTAGAGAACAAGCAGATGCTGCTCGCAGGGCTGCAACTCAAGCTCGTGAAGCAGCTCAAGCACAAGTGCGGCAAATGCAAGCTGACGCTGCTCAACGTGCTCAAGAGTTTCAAGCGCAAATTGAACAAAGCCGAGCACAGACTGCTCAAGCTGTTAAGTCAGCTCAGATGGCTCAGCAGTCTGCAATGGCACAAATTGCACAGCAAAAGACTTCTTCTGCTCTTGCCATCCAACAAAGCCAACTGCAAGCAGCTATTCAGCAACAACAGAAAGCATCCAATATTGGCACTCAAGCTCGCCGTCGTGTTGGCACACCTGCTGCCATGCGTACTAGTTTGGAGATACAATCCCCTCTTACTGCTGGTGCTAGCGGTATGGGTATGGGAGCAAGTACTGCAACTGGTGGTTTGAATGTCTAACGCTTCGGCTCGTTATTCGGCACTTGAGCCGGAAAAGACTATTTATCTGGATCGAGCTATTGAGTGCAGCAAATACACTCTGCCGACTCTTATTACCGAAAACGACCGTAGTACTGGTAAAAACCTTTACACCAAAATTGCTACTACTTACCAGGGTCTTGGTGCTCGTGGCGTCAATAACTTGGCTAGCAAGCTGCTGATTGCTTTGCTGCCTCCTAACCAAGCTTTTTTCCGTCTCTCTGTAGACGACATGAAGCTGAAGCGGGAACTTGAGAACTATAAGGAACTGCAGTCAGAGTTTGATCAACAACTGGCTTTGATGGAACGCGCAGTGATGCGGGACATTGAAGAGTCTGGTGATCGCACGGCGCTGTTTGAGGCCCTCAAGCACTTGATCATTGGTGGTAACGCCCTGTTGTATGTCGCTGAAAGTGGCACCAGGGTTTATCCACTGAAGTCTTTTGTGCTGAACCGTGACCCTGAAGGTAACATCCTTGAGGTTGTGGTGCGTGAAGAAGTTAGCCCTGATGTGCTGCCTGAAAAAGTTGCACCTAAAAACAACGATGGCAAGTTTGTAGATAAGAGTGTTTTCCTCTACACCCACATCACTTGGGATTACAAAGCTGATCGGTGTAATTGGTACCAAGAAGCTTACGCAAAACAGATTGGCAAGAAAGGTTCTGTTCCTATTGAAAAGAGCCCCTGGATTCCCCTTCGTATGTTCCGCGTGGCTCATGAAGCCTACGGTCGTGGTTACTGTGAGGAGCTTTTGGGTGACCTCAAGAGCCTTGAGTATCTTTCTAAAGCAATCGTTGAGGGCTCTGCAGCAGCAGCAAAGATCATCTTCCTCTGCAAGCCAAACGGTACGACTCGTCCTGATGCTCTTGCTCGGGCTGCTAATGGATCAATTGTTGCAGGTGATCCAAATGATGTAGCTCCTCTGCAAATGCAAAAGCAGGCAGATCTTACGGTGGCTCTTAACACCATTGCTCGGATCGAACAACGCTTGAGCTTTGCGTTCCTGCTTAACAGTGCCATCCAAGCTGGTACCTCTGGCCGGGACCGTGTGACGGCTGAAGAGATCCGCATGGTGGCTCAAGAGCTTGAAGCTGGTTTGGGTGGTATCTACAGCATCCTCAGTGTTGAGATGCAGCTTCCTCTGGTCAATCGCAAGATGGCTCTTATGGAACGTCAGGGTCGTTTGCCAAAACTTCCTAAAGATGTTGTAAAACCTCAGATCACCACTGGTCTTGATGCTCTTGGCCGTGGTAACGATAAGGCCAAACTGATTGAGTTTCTGCAAACCATTGCTGGCACTCTGGGTCCTGAGGTCATGGCTAAGTACGTTAATAGCCGTGAGCTGATTACCCGCCTTGCTGCTTCTGACGGTCTTGATACTTACAAGTTGATTAAGTCAGACGAAGATCTCATGGCTGAAGAGCAGCAAACAGCTATGATGATGCAGCAACAAATGGCCGCGCAAGATCCTAATAACGATCCTGCTAAACAGGCCGCTCTCGTTAAAGCTGAAAATGACTCAATCCGGGCAAATCAAGAAGTCGCCGCTGGTGGAGGAACCCCTGGAGGTTTCTGAGGCTACTAAAAAAGCCGCACCTAAATCCAAAATGGATGTACTGATCGAAGAGCTGAAAGCTAAGAAGCCTGAAGTTTACGAACAGTACGTTGCTGCTGCCAAGAACAAGCGGCCCGTTTGGATCTATCCTGATCTGACCGTTCGGATCGGTTGATCATGGAAGTCATTGCTGACAATTTCCTGTCTCAAGAGACGGGACCTTATAGCGAGCAAGATCTGCAAGCTCTTCAAGAGGCTGAGCAGCAAGAGCAACAGGAAGAGCTCATTGGTGGCAAATTCAAAAGCCCCGATGATCTTCTGCGTGCTTACCAAGAACTAGAGAAAAAGCTTGGCAGTCGAACTGGTTATGAGAAAGCTGAAGGGGAACCTGAAGCTGGTGATGACCAAGCCGCTGAAGAGCCTGTCATTCTTTCTCAAGAAGAGGAAGCCACCATTCTGGAAAGCATTGGTGGTGAAGAAAACTTCAGCGCAGTCCAACAGTGGGCAAAGGAAAACCTTGAAGCTGGTGAGCTTGAGGCTTACAACCGTGAAGTTAATAGCGGTGACTACTACCGAGCTCGTAACGCACTGCAGTCTCTGTATTATGCGTTCCAAGAAAACTCTGGTTATGAGCCTGAACTGATTGGTGGAAAACTTTCTGCAAGTAGCAGTAATGTGTTCCGTTCAAGCCAAGAAGTCATGGCTGCTATGAGTGACCCTCGGTATCTGCAGGATTCTGCTTATACCCAAGACGTTCAAGACAAATTGATCCGTAGCGACGTTCTTGGTCCTAGGGGTTAATATTTGATTAGCGAACGTAAACATTGTTGCCGCTGAGGCGATAACAACAGTTGAGTTACGAGCGCCCGTAAACAGTCACTAACCTAACTAACGATGCCTGACCTCAACGCATCTCTTAGCCGGTTGGGGAGTATTAATGGCGTTCAATATAACGCTGGCTCTGCTTCCGGTAACTTTGAGCGCGAAAGCGCTAACTTCCTCAAGATCTTTTCTGGCGAAGTTCTGACGACCTTCAACCGTGAGACGATCTTCAAGGATCTCACCATGAAGCGCACCATTTCTTCGGGCAAGAGCGCAAGCTTCCCGATCACTGGTCGTTTCTCCAGCCGCTACCACCGTCCTGGTGACTTCATCACCGGTCAAGGTAACAAAGGCATGATTGGCGAAAAGATCATCACCATTGATGACCTGCTGATCGCTGATGCTTCGATCTATGACCTGGATGAAGCCAAATTGCACTGGGATGTTCGTTCGATTTATTCGACCGAGCTGGGCCGCGCTCTGGCTCGGGCTTATGACCAGCGCCTGGCTCGCACCCTGCTGTCTGCTTCTGAGTCTGATGGCCGCGTGAAGGATTGGGATTCCAAGCGATTCCAACTGAACGGTGGCACCTACTCCTCGGTAAGCACCAACACCATTACTCTGAGCGCTAACTTCCAAACCGCTGAACTGACCTATTGGGCAGTGGGTGAGGTTGTGTATGGCGAGAACTCTGGTTCTTATGGTGTGATCACTACTGCTCCTACTAACGGCGCTGCTACCTTCGTTATCAACCCGATTGGTTCGATTGGTACCGGTACTGGCGTTGGTTTTGAAGTGGGTGAGCGTCTGTTCGTTCTGAACTCGATGCCTGGTGGTACTTCGTTCACCGGTATTGACCTGAACGCTGCTGCTGATCGCAACGCTCGTGGCGACCTGATCGTGGAGAACCTGTTCAAGGCTTGCCAAGCCCTGGACGAAAAGGATGCTCCTAAGGAAGGCCGTGTGTGCGTCCTGAGCCCTGGTGCTTACTACGACGTGCTGAACAGCGACCGTGCCATCAACACCGACTTCAACGCTGCTGGCGGTGCTAACGGCTCGATTTACCAGAACCGCGTTGCTTCTGTGGCTGGCTTCCGCCTGCTGACCAGCAACCACCTGGGCATCAACAGCTACACCTCTAGCCAAACCTACGTTGGCCTGAGCAACCAAGCTGCTACCACCCGTGGTGAGCGTCCTAACTACATCAATGGCCGTGACGGCTCTGATGGTCAAGCTGCTTCTGGCTACAACGACTATTGGCAAGATGAGCAGGGTAACACCTCTTCTATCGCCAACTGCTTCGGCCTCTGCTTCACCAAAGAAGCTGTGGGTACTGTGGCTCTGAAGGACGTGTCGATGCAGATGACTGGTTCTGAGTACAAAGCTATGACTCAGAGCACCATGATGGTTGCTAGCTATGCCGTGGGTCACGGTGTGCTGCGTCCTGAGTGCTGCGTCAGCCTGCTGCACGATGGTAACCCGTATTGATTAACTAGCTTCTAGTTAATTACCAATACAATGAGGGGAGGCAAATGCTTCCCCTTTTTTGTTGCAATAATGGCGACTAGTAAACTCAGTGCAGTTAACACCCTTCTCGCCATTATTGGTGAGGCACCTGTAAACAGTCTTAATGCTCCTTTGACTGGTGACGCAAGTTTGGCAGAGCGTACTTTGGATGAAGTGAGCCGAGAGGTTCAAGGTGCTGGGTGGTCTTGGAACACAATGCTGTATGACTCCATTCCTCTGGACGCTTCTACAGGCCAATCCCAGCTTCCTAGCAATACCTTGGCTGTACGGTTCAACCCGATTACCTACCCTTCTCAAAGGTTTGTTCTTCGTGGCCTTAGGCTTTTTGATCGCGTTAGAAATACATATGATCTGAGGGGTAGTCTTGGCGTTAGCGTTACTGGTACCACTAGTGATCTTGTAGCTGAAATTGTTGAAGAGCTGGATTGGGACAGTATTCCTGAAACTGGTCGTCGCTACATCATGATCCGTGCTGGTCGGATGTTTGCTAATCGAGCTGTGACTTCTGCCAGTCTTGAGGCTTACACCGGAGAAGATGAAGAACGAGCCTTGCAAATCCTTAAGCGTACTGAGGACATGGCTCAAAACTACAACTTCATCAGCGGTCCTGACGATATGTATGGTGGCCGTGTGATCACTAACTTTGGTCCCGATATTCTGAGCCGCTGATGTCAAGAGAACTTTTTAGCCAAATCATTGGCCCTCTCAATAAAGGTGTAAACCAACAAGCCGATAGCTTTGTGCTGCCTGGTTTTGCCAAAGTTCTTGAAAACGCCAACTGCGATCTTGTTGAAGGTCTTAAAAAGCGTCTTGGTTCTGTGCCTGTAAAGCGTATTGATACGCTGACCAAGAACGCTGGTGGCTTGACCCTTACCAACCCCATCAAGTGGAATGAGGCCTGGGTCTTTGTCTACAACCGTAGTAGTGACGAGCGATTTATTCTCATTGTTGCTGACGACAGCCGTACCGTATCTCGTACTGGGAATATTACTAGTGGTTCTGCTGTGGTGACTTCTGTCAGTTCTATGACAGATTTGTTTGTCGGAGCTGGTGTAACAGGTAGTGGTATACCTAGCGGAACGACCATTGTTGATATTGATACTGCTGGCTCTCGCATCACTCTTAGCAAAAATGCAACTGCTACGGCGACTGGAGTAACGCTGACTGTTGAGTCAAGCTATACGTTTGTTTCTGGCGTTTCCAATGTTGAACCTATTAGCGGTATCCTTCCTTCCGTTGTGCCAGTTGAGCAAACTTTTGCCAACATTACTTCCACCAATCTTGGTTACCTCCGTGGATCTGGTAGGGCTCGTGATCGGTTTAGGGCTACGTCGTTTCAAGATTACGTCTTTGTAACTAACGTCCAAAAAGAGACTGCTTATGACGCCTCTGAGACTTTAACGAGATACAACGTCAGCAGTATTAGTTCTGTCTATCGGCCTACTAAAGCTCAGGTGTGGGTCAAGCTGGTTGATTACGACACTGAATATCGAGTCGATATTGTCCTAGATAACAACGTAACCATTACAGGTAAATACTTAACTCCTTCTTTAACTGACGGAAGTGGCAACCCTATTGTTGTTAGTTCTGAAGATATTGCTTCTCGTTTGGTTTCATTTTCAGAAACCGTTGTTGGTTCTGTATCAAACGGTAGTACAACAATATCAAGCATTAACACTGCTGAGTTAGCAAGAATTTATATAGGGGATATTATTACTGGTAGTCATATTCCAGCTGGAACAACTGTTGTCAGTAAAGGTACAACAACTATTGTTATAAGCGCAGCAGCTACTGGTGGTGGTTCTCATACTTATACCTTTGGTCATGGTCTTGATCAAAAAGACTCAACAAACCAATTGACGTTTGAGGTGCAAGGCTCTCAGATCCTCATTGGTCTTACTAGTTCTTCACGGTATATCAAAAGCATTGTGGCTTCTGATGCACGAGGCAACACGTTGATGTCTGGTTTTACCAATCAGGTCACCAGCATTACAGAGCTTCCTCCGACCTCCTGGGAAGGCTATACGGTCCTTGTGGCTCCTGATGGCTCTTCAGATCAAAGCTCGTACTACCTGACGTTCAACGCTGAGAACACCACAACTAACGGTGACTTCGGTCGTGGTGTGTGGGAAGAGGCTGCTGGATGGGGCTCCAGGGGGCTCCTAGACGACAACACAATGCCTCATGCGTTTGTTTACTACCGAAACGCTAGTGGCCTTACAAGGTTCACGTTCCAGCCCTTTAGCGGTACAACTTACACCGACAGCACTGTTTCTTTTACGTTGCCTGGTTGGGGCATTCGACTAGCTGGTGATGAGGATGAACTACCTGGACCTTCGTTTGTTGACAGCACAATCAACGACCTTGTGTTCTTTAAAAACCGTCTTGGATTTGTAAGTGGTGAAAACGTTATCCTGAGTGAGTCTGGAGACTATTACAACTTCTGGCAACAGTCAGCCCTTCAGGTTGTAGACAGCGACCCTATTGACCTCACCGCTGTCAGTAACGACGTTGCTGTGTTGAACTATGCGTTGCAGCAGCAAGACGAGCTTGTACTGTTCTCCAACGAAAACCAGTTTCGTCTGTACTCAGGTGACAACGTTACGTTTAGCCCTGAGACAGCCTCTGTGGGTCGTATTAGCTCCATCAGTATGGAGTCAAAGGTAAAACCTGAGCAGGTTGGTCCTCAAGTACTGTTCCCTGTCAAAGAAGGTGACTTCACTGGTTTCCACACGTTCATTACGACTGACCGCACGGTGGGTATCAACCTGGGTCAAACAGCAGTTATTACAGAAACCATTCCTAAATACATTCCTAAAAACATTGATTCACTTGCTGTAAGCCGTACTGATCAGTATTTGGTAGCTCTCAGCAAAGATGATCCAGATTCGCTGTATGTGTACCAGTTCTTCTGGGAAGCCTCTGGTGGCTCTTTGACCAACAGACAGAACGCTTGGCACAAATGGACCTTCCCCAACAAGAACATCTATTGGTGTGACTTTGTTGAAGGTACTTTGTTCAAGCTGGTAAGCTACGTTAACGGTGCTAACACTGAGTACTACCTTGAGGGCGTTAACGCTTCTAGGCCGCCTCAGGAAAGCGGAAATCTGTTCCTGCTTGATCGTCAAATCTCTAGCTCGATTACCACTGATATTGGTACCGCGAGCTTTAGCTACTCTGCAGCTACTAACAAAACAACCGTTACGTTGCCTTACAGGACTGTTAACACCAGTCAGTTTGTAATTATTAAACAAAACAGTGCAAGTGGTTCGGAATCTGAAAAACGTTGGATCGTGGCTAACAACGTTTCTGCAGGTGTTACCAGTTTTGTTTGCGACAGCCTTGGTGATTTCTCAAGTAGCTCTTGGGTCTTTGGTGAGCAATTTACGTTCACTTACCAACCGCCTCAACTTATGCCGTATAGCAGAACAGCAACCGAGAACACTTTTATTGGTAATCGTACTGGTCGTCTTCAGCTGCGATACCTGGATATTTATTACAATGATGCAAGGTATTTTACCGTTGAAGTAAGTCCCAAGCACAGGGATACGGTGACCTATGAATTTGACCGTAGGGATCCTCTAAATGGAAATATTGTCATTAGTGAAGAGGAGCCATTTGAACAGGCAAAATTTAGAGCTTATATTCAAAGCAAGAACGACCAAGTTACAGTGGAGCTAGTGAACAACAGCATCGACCAGGCTAAGTTCATAGCCCTTGAGTGGACTGGTCTCTATTTTGATGTTGCGAGGAAGTACGGTTAATGGCAGCTCCTAAGAGTTCAGGTAAATTTGACACTACAGGTGCCGCTATTATTGGCATTCAATTTGCTGGTGACGTAGCTTCTCAAATTTTTAACTTTCAAGCTGTACAAGCAGAGACTGAGCGAGCCAACGCTATTGCTCAAATTGATTATTGGACTAAATGGCAAGTTCAAAACGAGGAAAATTACAGAAACTATGAACTTCAATTAAATCAGTGGTACCGCCAATCTGATTATGTTGAACGGATGCGGCAGTATGAAAGCAAATTAGCTGAACAACGCTCTGTTTATAAAGGTGAAGTTTCAACATCTGCTACTAATAATTTTGCTCGTCAACTGGCTGAACTTGAAGGTCGCTTTTACGAAGATGAAGCCAAAGATCTTATTGATCTTGAAAACACCAGACTTCAATCAGTAGCTAGTGCTGCCAAAGTAGCTGCTGGTGGGCAAGTAGGTCGCACTGCTATGGCTCTTCAAAACTCTAAAAATCAACAGTATTTAAGCAACCTAAGCAACCGTCAAATTACCCGCAACTACCGGATAGCTGACAAGTTGCGTGCAGCAGAAGTTGCTGACATTCAACGTCAAAATCTTATTAGTCAAGTTTCAGATTACACGCCACAACCAATTCAAGATCCAATTCAGCCTTTAGCTCCACTGGCAGTAAAAGGTTTTGAGCCTACTCCTGCTTATGGCCCCTCTGGTTCAGCTTTGGCAATGAACATTATTAAGACTGGTTACGACGCTGTTAAGCAATATCAAAGTATGTTACCCCCTAAACCTGGGACTGAGGAAGAAACTAAGATAGGTCAGAGGTACCTACGACAAGTACTTGGAGTTAATTAATGACCAGTAGTTTTGGCATCTCTCCTCAACGTCAGCTGAGGGATTACACCGTACAACCTCAAAAACCTGCAGATCTTCCTCGTCCTGCTGAGCCGGTTTCAGAACCTCAGCGTTTAGGCGGGCAGTTGATGGACGCTCGTTCATTTCAACAAGACACTCAGACTGCTCAAACGCTTAAAAGCATTGAACAATTTCTTGGTGATCAAGGCGTGTTTGCTAAAGAGAGTGCCGCATATTTTGAACGATATAAAGAAGAAAAGAAACAAGAAGCTTTTAATTTGTACAAGCAAGAATCAGCTGCTTATCGACAGTCAATTGAAAACGCAAAGGATGTAAAAGTTCTTGAGAAAAATGGTGATAGTGAAACTGCTAAACAACTTAGGGTTAGCAATCCTTGGACTAATTACTTTTACTATTCTTTAAAATCTGAGGACGCCAGCAATGATATTGGCTTAAGCCTTGCTGCTTGGGGTAAGGACAATCTTGATAATTTGGCAAATATTAAAGACCCTGCTGTTCAAAGTGCTGCTATTGCTAAGCAAGCTCAAATAGAAAAGCAACGTTATCCAGATCTTCCTAGCGCTTTTGTTACAGCAAAGATTGATCCTGTTATTGCTTCTGTTCAGTCAAATTTAAAGAAGCTTACGCTTGAACGTAGCTTTGAGCTTAAAAATGAAGAGATTGTAAGTGTTGCTAGGGATCACCTTAGGGATAATCTTTCAAACATTGCTAGGGCTAGAAAAGTTGGAGCGTTGATGGGTGATGCTCAAAAAGAGCTTCAACAGGGTTTTACCCAAGTAATGGCATATCTCACAGATGTTCATGGGTTTCAAGAATCCAAAGCTACTGCCACTATTGCCGCAGCTTTAAACAATTTGTTTATAGACGTTAATGGTGACGGTCTTAACGATCTTGGCGAACATTTGACTGGGGATGCCATAGCAAAAGCTCTTGCAACTGTTAAAACCAAAGATGGTATTTCTCTTTCCAGTCTTGTTTACGACGACAAAGGAAACACTATTGGTTCTCTAGTTCAAAGCCAGTATGCAAAAGCTCTTGGTGAAGAAGAAAAGCGTTCTACCGCTCGTCAGGCAAATATTACTCGTGAAGCTAAAACTTGGGAACGAACTTGGGAACAGCGAGCTATTCAATGGAAACTTCAAAACCCAGATGCGACACCTGAGCAAATAAACGCTCAGATTAGATCTGAAATTAAGGCAATTACTTCTGACGGTAGTCAAGATCGGAAGAGCGTC